ATGGCGAGTTTTATAAAACGTGGTACCCGCTGGAGAGCACAGGTTTATGTTCATGGTAAACCAAAAACGAAATCTTTTCCGAGTAAATCACATGCGCAGGCATGGGCACGGATGATGGAAAACGATGCGGCGGATTTGTCTGCCGGCATGATTCCGGACAAGACGTTAACTGATTTGTTTGATCGTTATTCGCGTGAAGTGTCTGTTCACAAGGGTGGTGAGCGGTGGGAGTATATACGTCTTAAGAAGTTCATGCGTGATCCAGTTGCTGAGGTTCGCACTCGAGTGCTGACACCGCAACACATTGCTGAGTGGCGTGATCGCCGGTTAATAGATGTATCAGGCGCATCGGTTAAACGCGAGTTAGGATTGATGTCGGCGGTGTTTAGCATGGCGGTGAAGGAGTGGGGCTGGCTGAAAATGAACCCGGTGGCGTTGATAAATAGCCCGAAATCGAGCCCGGATAGAACACGCAGGCCAACTGATGATGAGATTAATGCGCTGCTGCAGGCGATGCAGTTTGACGGTGATCCACCGGTGTCGGTTGGTCAGCGCCTGGCCTATGCGATGTTGTTTGCCATTGAAACAGCCATGCGAACCAGTGAAATTTGCCGGTTAACCTGGGGCGATATCTACGAAAAGCTGGCGCACGTCGCGAAATCGAAAAACGGCGATGCGCGTAATGTACCCCTGACAAATCGGGCGCGTGAGTTGCTGAAGGTGCTGCGGCCTGATGATCCGAGTGATGATGATCTGGTGTTTAATATGAAACCGAGCCAGGTGGATTCAAATTTTCGCAAAATGAAAAAGAAAGCGAAGATCGATGATTTGCATTTTCATGATTTCAGGCGGGAGGGAACTACGCGATTGGCCAAGAAAGTCGATGTGATGACCTTGGCCAAGATAACCGGGCATCGTGATGTGCGGATCTTACTGAAAGTTTATTACGCGCCTAAGATGGATGAAGTGGCGGATTTGTTGGATTAGATTTGCCTAGTGCCTGTGTACACAACCTCATAGGCGCTTGCTTGATCATAATTTCTAAAACCATCATTCCGGAACTCTATCGATATAGAATGATCTATTTGAATAAATTTTCTTAAATTCCAGGAATGATAATCATCGCTATCGTTCGTGGCGAAATTATCAGCCATATTTTTCCCTTCTTGAAAATCCTGGCCAATCCAAAAAATACCCTGATCATAAACACCTTCACGGACCAGATAATAAAAACATTTCATTAATCGATTCCTCTGTTTTCCAAAGCACTAATTTCAACAACATGAAATCCTTCTTCTTCAAGCATTCTACGAAGAATTAGTCCGGCATCAATGCTATCACCAACGCCTGCATGCCCATTTTGTTGTATTTTTTTAAACACATGCCCCATTCTGCTGGCCAGAACATTATCCATCATTGCCGTTAGCGGTTTACCATCAGACCAAATAGCTTTTCCATCAGAACTATATCCCCTTAATCCCATATTACCTCCACCAAAACGGGCATTCAATGTTGTTCTTCTGACAAAAGTCACTGATTGCGGCTTTTTCTGACGAACCAAATCCCATTGCTGAGTCACCGTATTTCTCAATAAAAATGAACACATCGTCGGTTTCATCCCAACAGGTCCACTGCAGATCGATTCGATCCACATGGGTTGAATGATGTGTGAAGATGTTATTCGCTTTTTTCCAGTCGGATAACTTGGCTTTTTGCTGGCCGATACCGTCGATTTCTAGTTGTTGTGGCATGGTCTTTTCGCCGCTGTTTTCAATCGTTTCAGATCGCCCATTTCACGCCAGTTGATTAAGTAATCTTTCCACGTGTGATTCTCTGGCCAAGCCCAAAAATCAATCTCTTTCCCTCCTGGCGTTATAAATATATCGATATTGTCTAACTCCCCACAGTCGTATGAAAAAACGACTTTCCATCCATCATCTGCATCCATCGTGACTTCACCACACCAATTTTCAGAATCACATGGTTGCACAGGCGGTGGGGTGGCACTTTCTGCTATTTGCAGGAGCTGCTCCCAGCACTTTATACCAAGGCTTTTTAATATAATAAATTCTGTAGTTGCATGCATATTGGTCTCACATTGTGTTGTCATATTCACCACTTTCATGAGCCCTTTCGCAGTCGTAACAGTAAGGCCAAATGCGCTGTTCACCATTAGGCTCCTTTAGAACGTAGCGACCAGAAGGAACAAATTTACCGCAGTAAATGCATCTTTTTAGGTATGTACACATATTCTTTTTATCCTTTAGACGCATCCAAATAAGTCATGATCGCTCGCCTGGCGTGTTCGATGGTCAGTTCGCGGTGTTGCTGTTGTGCTTCTTCCCACGTTAAGGTTGATCCAGCGGATTCGATGACCGATTCCCAGAGAACTTTTGCAGCTTTTAATAGTGCGGTTTCATCCATTGGGCTTTCGGTATTTGGAACCATGGCCCTATTCCGTACCGTTCGGAGAGCTTCTGGCAAAGAGCTGCTGTTCTGGTTGGGGTACCTTTCATAGCCAAGAATCAAGTTCCAAACTTTTATTAATTCAGAACGTGTTGGTGGGCTCCCTGCAGTAATACCTCTGTGTGCAGTTGGTATCATTGTGATCACCTTCTCTCAAGATACTGGGCGATGGTTTCCAGCGCATTGGCTGAGCGTTCTGCGTGGTCGATATATCGGCTCAGGCGTTTTTCTACCATTCGCTGATGCAGTAGTGTGATTTCCCAACGTTCATCGTCTTTGCTGTTTCCAGATTTTTTGAGTAGCGCCATGAGGACCAGGCCGACAAAAAAGCCAATTAGTGTGGCGGCGCTTGCGATTAATGCGATTTGCATGTTTATCTCTCCCGTTGTTTAACTAACCAGTTTTTAAACTCCTGCCGCATCCAGAACCGTTTCGCTCCAATTTTGATGGCTTTGGGGAAGTCGGGCTTCCTGGATAACTTTTCTTTAACATGCCGAGTGCTGTAATCGAGCTCGGCGGCGATTTCTTCGGCGGTGATTTTTTCTATCAGTTGTTGTGTCATGTGAACCTCAGATCAAATAATCAGTGATGACGGGTTGGGCGGTGAATATGGGGATGCATTGCTGGTTTCGTGGCAGCGTTGCTTCACATTCATCGATGGCGCTTTGCATTTGTTCTTCGGCCCATCGTGCATTTTCGTGTGCTCTGAGCACGATGATGGTGCTTAACCAGACCAGTGACATGATGCAGATAATGGTGACGATGGCGATCTTCATGGTTAGGCGTTCACGAAGATGACATCGATGGCGTTGGCGTGGCAGAATTTAATTTCTGCCATCACTCCGATTGATTTATCCCATCCATCCAGTGCCAGTACGATCATGCTGTCGGCTTTTTTGAGCATTGATATGCAGTGGTTTTGCCAGAAAGCAAAGTCGGTGGGCAGATCATGCTTTTGTGCCATGGCATGACCATGCACGATGGGGGAGTAAACCGGGACACCTTCTTTCATGAGCTCGGCGGCTTTGGCTTCAACAGCTTCAAATCGCTGCTGCATGATGTTTGGGTCAGTGTGACTGTATGGGCTTGCTAAATAAATCATGTTTTACCTCAAATAACGTAAGCACTAGGGAATCGGTTGAAGGGAATGTCATCGTCGTAATAGTCACCGCCATAGTCCTGCCCTGATTGCGCAGCTTGCTGTGGTGGTGAGGCGAATTGTTTTTCAGCCTGGCTTTGTGGGCTGTTCTGGTCTTTGGTGGTGTTGCGGCTGTCGAGCATTCGCATCATTTCGGCGATGATTTCGGTGGTGTATTGGTCCTGGCCTTGCTGGTTTTGCCATTTTCGGGTCTGAATGCGACCTTCGATGTAGATTTGTGAACCTTTGGTCAGGTATTGCTGGGCGATTTCACCGAGTTTGTTGCGTAGCACGACGCGGTGCCACTCGGTTCGCTCCTGGCGTTCACCGGTTTGTTTGTCGCGCCATGATTCTGATGTGGCTATGCGTAAATTGCAGATTGATCCGCCGTTGGGGAATGCTCGGCTTTCTGGATCGACTCCCAGTCGGCCCACTAATATGACTCTGTTGACGCTCATCGTGAGTACTCCATATCTTCCTCAGTTTTATAGGTGTTCCAGTCGATTTTGCATTTTCCTAAAACATAAAATTTCTGCTTACAGAAAGGGCAGTCGACTGCTGTTTCATCTTCATCTTTTGCCAGTTGATACATATCCACTGGCAACTTATTCATGTCATCAGCATCAAGGTGCATGCTGCAGTGTGGGCACGATAAAGTTGTCATGCGGCGTGCTCCTTTTGTGCTAAAAACTGGTGATAGGCGGTTTTGATATCGTCCCGGTTGATCCATTCAGTTTTCATCTCACCTTCATGGTCGCGGTCGTATACCAGGACGCACGATCCACGTGTATTTCCTGATACCTCATCGCCTTTTTTGTAGTGCTTATCGGGATTGCCGTTTTTGCCTTTTACGGTGAAATCTTCCGGTGCCAGATGGGCAATGCGTCCGTTGATGTAAATGATTGTTGATGCTTTGCCGAAGGCGTAATCTCGGAATGATTCTTCGCCGTTGGGGTTGGGGACATAAAAAACGGACGTGTAACCTTGCTGAGCTTCTGTCCAGGCTTTTTTCAGCCATGACTTGGGATCACTGTATGGTGGGTTGCAAAAGCCTGGTGACGGCAGTTTGTGCCAGTCCATGGTGAGTGCGTCTTGTTCTTTGCATAGGAACAATGGGAATTTCTCGATGCCGCGTTCAGCTGCCAGATCAATGGCAAAGTTGAACCGCTGGTCTAACCACCAGGTGATGAAATCAGGCGTTCTCAGTCTGTCTCTGATGTGTTTGGGGGTGGTTGATCGGGCTTGGGGGATCATTCGCATAACCCATATTCTGATGAACAGCTGATTTCAGCTTCTTCTGCAGCAAATAAGTCAAACATTTTTCCACCACGTGTGGTTTTGCTCCATTCAGCAACTTGATGTATCAACGGCATACTGGACACGATGTCGTTTTTTAAACGATCTTTTCCTTCTGGCGTTTTGTCAGCTGCAAAAAATGAGCTTTCTCCACGTTTACTGGCTAATCGAACTAATGTTTCCATGTGTGAAACCCGATCAATTTCATCTGGGAAACGATTTGCAATTTGTTTAAGTTCTGATTTTTTGCAGTGGATGCAAGGCATGCATCCGACTCGGCCCATTCCCTGGGTATAAAGTGGGTTTGGTTTTATTCCATGCTTATGGTGCATTGCAAATACTTCTTGCCATGTCCATTTTAAAATTGGTCGGTAATTCCACAGACCGCCACCAACATTTTCCAGCTCTGGCAGTTTAGCTCTGTCTTTTGATTCTTCAGCCCTGACACCCTGCCAGATGTATACCTCGTTACTTTCCAATTCATTAACAATCAGATCGCCAATAGGGTTATGTTTTAATTCAGAGGAACAAAACCGAGCTTTAGTTGACGGGAATCGGCCCTTTAACAAACAAAGATCTAAGAAGGGAATACCGGTTGGATGTAAAACATTTAATGCACGCACCCTTGCACGATTATTCCATCCGCGCACCCTAACTTTTTTATATTTTCCGGTGGCTTTGTTCTTTTTACGGACGTAATGAGCCTTAGTTGCTGCTTGTTTGCACAGGTTGGCCCTGCGAACACTAATTTCACGGGTAAAGTCTCTTTTTACTCGCTCAATGGTGATATTGAGTGCTGATTCTAGGTAATCAATATAATCATAGGTCTGCTGGTGCTCATGACCTGTGTCTGCAAAGACAAAGCGAAGGTTTTCAGTTTTTCTTTCGAGAGCAAGTAAAGCCATTGCAGTGCTGTCTTTACCGCCACTCATTGAAATTAGATTGACTCTCATTTCTGTTCTTTCCCGGCTCTGGCCATTAATTTGTTCATGGCGGGGTTTAACCTGAGAAACTCAGGCAGTGAGTGGGGGATGCCGTCACTCATCTTTTTGTCGTCGCATTTGGCACAGACCAGGCGCACACCGTAATCGATGTGGCCGTCTTTGAGTTGGCCAACTGGTTGCATGCAGCGAGAGCAGTGGAGTTCGGACATTGTTAAGCCTGTCTATCCAGTTTCTCAATCTCTGCAACAATGAGTGCTGCAGCTTTGATCAAACTTTGACGGGGTGTGGTTGGTTTGAACCATTTTTCATCCCAACACCAGCCGTCAGGGATTTCACCGTTTCGGAATGCATCACCTTGGGATTGTGGATGCAACGCATCTGCTGCGTGCATGGCATATGCTGCAGCGGCTCCTGATAGTTCGCCTGCATCGTGGTGATCGTCATGAAAGGTGTCGAACCCTTCATCATGTATTTGCCGAAGCCGTTCATTTTGGATTTCGAAACATATAGAACTGGCAGAGTGGTTTTGGTAATGCCGATCAAGTTTGAGGATGGATTCAATAAGCAGCATTCTGAGATCCTGCTTACCCCAGATTGTGATTGCACTTGAGTCATCATCGCCTGGATGGTGCATGAATTTTCCACGCGCCTGGCTTCCGTTTGGCATTGTTACCGGTAGATAAAGCGGTATTCTTAGCCCAGTGAAAACCTGACCTTCGATTTCTTTGCCTATAATTTCAACACTGCCTGTTTCGGGTAATTCTTCTGCATATACATTCACTCTCATGGTTTTCTCCTAATTAATTATCTGCGGTGGCCGGATTCGAACCGACTCATTCGTGTACAGGCTGTTGCCTCCTTCCCATTACCACCATGGCACCGCATTAGGCTGCTGACTGCCTCGCCAGAGGGATGACCGGGCACGTTTGGTCATCACGTCAGTCAGCAGCCTGATACGGGGTTCGTGACGTGAACCACTCGGCAGTTGCAGATCGGGAAAGGAAACGGAAACCCGTCGACTGCTGCAGACTGTTGCCCACCTGTCTGCTGGGGTCGTTGTGTGCCAGTAGTCACACAGCGATGCTTCATGCTTTGTTAACTGTTGCAGCGAGGCATTTGCGGCATTTGGTAAAGTTGCCGATGCCGAGGGGCTGCACACCGTTAGTAGTGACGGCTTTTAAGCCGCACTTTGATTGATAGAGTGCTTCACCTTCCAGATTGGCGTGGATCTGCTTCCAGTGGTGTGGGTTGCGCCGGAAGGGGATGATTGCCCACCCGGTGATAAAGTCAGCTATTGGGCCTCCTGAGAAGTGAATCATTGGTGTTCTCCATTCCAGATTTCACGTGCGTCGTAGGTGGCTGAGTAGAAGCTGCCCGGCTCAGTCTCGAAGCATGTCTGGGGGATGGTTTGAATGCCGCATTCACACCGGATAACGATTTGATGTTGCCGGGGTTCGTTTGGGGCGGGGTAGCCTATGATTTTTACATTTTCGGAGTGGCAAAACGCACAGGGCTTGAGGGGCAGAGCCTCCAGTTTTTGAATATTGTTCACTTCCGATTTCATCCGGTCGAGTTCAATACGCAGGTTTTGCTGGATATCTAAGAGGGGCTGCAGGATGTTCATACTGCACCGCCGTTTGTTTCAGACCATTTTTTCAGGCGGATATATTGTTCAACTGTTGTGATTCCGGCTTCTTTTAGCAGTTCTTTTGATGCAAACTTAAGCCCATCAACGCTATCAGCCTCAGCAAAAGCCCACTGAGGCTGGGTGGTTCTATCGCATAAACTCAATGTAAATTGAATATTGGGAGCTTCATTGTGACTATACTTCCATAGCCCAAACTCAACATAAATGTCACCCTGTGGAATGTATTTATGAAGCTCAGAAAGTGTATTTTTTAGCTCAGCCAATACATTACATTCATTAGGTATTTCGATATTCATGGACTGAGTCATTTAACACCGCCTTTTTTATATGATTGGCTACGTTGTTGACGCTGGCGTTTGCGTCGGCCTTTTTGGGATAGGGTGTTGGCTGATTTGATGCCATTGTTTTTTGGCGATGCTTTGATCAATGGTGCTTTTTCAAAAATGCGGAATCGACGATCTCCCATCGCTGTTGATAGCATCGACAAAGCTAGTTGTCCGGCCATGATAAATTTCATGATTCACCTCTCTGTGCCTGGTCATGTGCCTTTGCTCGGATGTATTGCTCCACACCGGTGATTTTCAGGCGCTTCATGAGTTGGTTAACGGAATCGGACGCACACAGGCCGTGTCCGGAGACTTTGATTTCGGGTTGGTTCATGAGCACGCTGGCTTCAAAGGCCATGAACAGGTTGTTTTGTGGCGTTTTATGAATGCGAACGGCAAGATCCGCGAGTGTGGTGGGAAATACACTGGCCAGCCGATGCAGTTGGGCATTCATTTGGGGTTCGAGGGCGGTGATGGGGGTCATGATTCACCTCCATCTGATTCAGGTTGATATTCAATAGCCAGTAGGGATTGAATTTGTTGATCAATCCGCTCTGCTTTTACGTGCGCCTCGGCAAGAATTTCCTGTTTTTGTTTTTTGAGTGATTCGATTTGAATGCTGGGGATATCGATATCGCCAACCTCAAAAGTTACTGTTGCCTTGCTCAGTACTTGATATCTGCCGTTGTGGTAATGAGATCTATCCTCTGGCAGTAAAGATAGGTGAGTTTCGATATGTTCATTTGCTGCAATTAAGGTAAGGAAAATCTCCATTTCCCATTTTCTTGGGAGCGGTTTTGGTAAGTCTTCTAAATAGATCACTGGCATATCTCCTTAATCAGTCAAATAGTCTTGAAGCTGGCCATTGGTTTGTTGCTTCAGTTTTCTAATGGCGGATTGTTCAAGGCCGTAAATAAATTGGGGGGAGCAGCCACATACATCGGCAATGAATCGGTAGGGCAGTGGCACACCATCCGGGCGGATGATGTCGAGCACGGCGAGTCCGATGTCGATGTTTGGGTTGCGTGTTTTTGGTCGGGTGTGCATTAGCCAATCCAGAAACAGGCGGTTTGTGAGCCGATGAACAGGGCGATCAAAAACCCGCAGTCGTTGATGGCTCTGGCGTTTCGTTTCAGGAACCGTTTCAGCGCGGCTTTCATTACGCGACCAGGGCGATAAAAAAGATCAGGATCGAGCAGACACCGATAGCGGTATCGATTTTTTGTTCCCTGGTGTAGAGCTCTCGATCCAGATTGTTTATTTCCATTGTGTTTTTCATATCACTTCACCTGCTCCTGTTAAATAACGTGCCCGGTCCTGAATTCTTGGTCGGATTAAAGTTCCGGGCACGACGCTTTTGGAGAGCGTGAAGCAAATATGAACCTCAAAGGTTCACTTGTCAACACCTAAAAGGTTAATTATTGATAGAAATGTTTTGTGTTTTTGTGATGTGTTACGTATTGATGGGTAGCAATACGTTGATTACTGCGGGTTTATGTCGATATTTAAACTGATGAAGTTGTGGTTCTGCAGGGTTATTTTTTCGAGCGTGATGGTGGCCTGGTTGCGGTCAATTTCGGCGATCAGGTCTTTATTGATGATGTGATTTAAGGCGGCGTTGTACCAGGTGGATGATTGTTGCCAGTTTGGAAACAGGTTTTCCAGCAGCTGCTGGTGAATGTGTATGGCTTGAAGATTGTTTTTATCGTCAGTGACACCGAACATGACGGATATGGCTTTGAGGTTGTCGGGCGGGCCGGTGAGTTCTCCGAGAATAATGCCTGATTCACTCTGGATAAGCATGCGGGGGGTGCCATCGTGAAGCGGGGCTGATTGGTAGGTGAGGTTTTTTAAATTGTGCGTGGCTTGTTCGGCGGTGATGCCAATCGGGTTGGCGGCGAGGGTGAAGGTGATCAGGATTAATGTGATTGTGAGGATCTTTTTCATTTTGGCTCCTTTGAAAACACTTGCCCCACGCAAGCTGTTTTCTGGCGGGTTATATGTTGTAAATGATCTGGGTGATAGTGCCCAGGCAGGTGTGTTTGTTGGTGAGTGTGATGGCTGGATATTGTGGGTTTAATGCCATCAATAGATGCATATCACCGTCCTGAACCAGTTTTTTGATCATGACGTTTTCTTTGTCATCTCTTACGGCAATGATTTTTTCTGGCATGGCTTCGATGGTGGGTTCAACAATAATAATTGAACCTGGGGGAATGCTTGGCCATCCTGTTGGGTTTACCATGGATTCGCCTTGCATAACGTAACCGAAGGCGGTTTCCGTGCCCAGATTGGTGAGCACGGTGGGGACGGTTTCATTATGTTCAGTCCCATATATTATTTGTTTGGCATTTAACACTGGAACGCTCCTTATTGTGGTGTCTCTCACTTCAGCGTTGTTGACGCTGCTCATTCCGGGAGCAATATCCATACCTTTATTGGTGTTATATTTTTGACTGGGTTCATTTACACCATGGGTGGTGTCCATCCATCCGTGTGACTTGTTGAAGACTTTTTCTACGGTTCGGGCCAATTCGTCACCGATGTTTCGTTTTTGGGCTGAGTCAGTTTTGATGATTCTGCTGAGATAGGTTGGTTTCATGTCCAGCCGATCAGCCATTCGCTTTTGTACGCCGTTGCATTCCTCTCTTAAAATCCGTTTTAGGTTTTCAAGACGTATCTCATTGATGGTCATTTGTTTTTTTCCTATTTTTTACGACTTTCATTTTCGCATTTGCTTAATTTTGTGGGTATTACCCTGAAAGGTGCATTTTTTGGTTGACAAATGAACCTCACAGGTTAATACTCCCCATCCATGGAACTAAATTCTTTCTTTTATGCGTTAAACGCGGATGACCGTCGTCGGTTTGCTGAGTCGATTGGTTATTCAGTGGCTTATGTTCGCAATCATTTAATCCCCAAAAATGCAGATCCTGATCGCTTGCCACCTTTGCCGAAGTTGAAAAAAATTGCTGAGGCTTCTGGTGGGAAGGTTTCGTTTGATCAGGTGTGTTCGCATTTTGAGCGGGTTGAGGCTGCATGATGTTTCTCTCTCCTATCCTTTTGTCATTTGGGGGGTGGGTTGGCGGTTGGTTTTTACAGCCGCCTTTTTTATTCCTGTGGTGCTTAGTGTGATCTGGTTTCTGATGAATTTCTTCGATCATTACTATGAAAAAGGATCTTGTTATGGATATTGATATTGAGGTGGATGCCAGCAAATCAGATCTGACGAAAAAGCAAAATGAGTTGCTGGCGATGTTGCCGACCGGGTTAACGCTTCCAGAAATTGCTGATTCATTACACCGCACACTGGCAACGGTGAATTCGCATCATCATGCCATGCTGGGAAAGTTGGATGCCAAAAACCGAACTCATGCGATTTCGATTGCGGTGGCAAAGGGTTATCTGAAGATCTCCCCGAAAATTATGTGTTTGTGCCTGGCGTTTCTTTCTGCCCAGGGCGCTGTTTTTCCCACTCCGAGTTTTGCTGATTCGCCCATGACGCGCACGCGTACACGGGGGGGATCGACACTTCGGTTATCCAGTGGTGCATCACGATTACGGCAATCCTCTAAACGGTATGGGTTGGGTGAGTTGGATCGGGCTTTTTATTTTGAGGTGTCCAGTGAAGAAGAGTGACGATGAAACGTGGATCGGTATTTTCTTTGGTTATTTGGCCATTGGTGTTTTTTCTATTCTGGCAACCATTTTCAGTGGTTTGATGGCGTTGTTTACATTGCCAGCGCGCACACCTGAATTGTGGAGCAAGTGTGTTCGGTGGTGTCGTGAGAATTTCTGAGGCGTTGGCGCATGTTCAGTCTTTGGGGCTGATCGTTGATGAATTGGTGACTGATGGTGCTGTGCATCGTGTACCTGTCACAGGTAAGACCAGTGGAACCCGAAGCGGGGCGTATTGTTTCAGTGAGTTGGTGATTCCGGATGTTCGCACGGAGTTGTGTGGTTTTGTCTGTAATTGGTATGACCGGCGTTTTGATTTTTTGAAGCCGGACATGGTGGATGATGATCCGTTCGAGTCGATGTATGAATCCTTGCAAGTTTTTACCGATATGCAGGCCATGCAAAAACAACATGAAGATGAGGTGCGAATTGAAGCCTCTCATCGTGCTGCTGAGATTTTTGCAAAATTGCCTGATCGCGGTAAAGCGCCGTTTTTATTCAACAATCATATCGGGGGGTATGGCCTGCGATATAGCAAAAAGACGGTGGTGATTCCGATCAGGACGATTGAGGATGAATGGCGTGGTTTGCAGTTTATCGATGAACATGGTCAGTCTCGATTTTTGACCGGTACCGATTATTCAGGCGCGTTTCATTTGCTGGGTAAGGTGAAAAAGGAGCTGGCGATTGTCCGGGATTATGCATCGGCAGCGGTTATTCATAAAACGATGAATTGGCCGGTGGCCGTGGCGTTTGATGATGAAAACCTTCGTGCCGTTGGTAAGGTGTTTCGCAAGAAATATCCGAAGATTTCAATTTTGATTTGTGGATCTGGGGACGGTTCCAAAGGCAACGAGGAAACCACTCAGGCGGCGTTAGCTGCTTTTGATTGCCAGGGTGAATGTGTTTATCCGTTTATTGGGAAAACAGTATGAGTCAGGCGTTTATCGATTTGGCCTTGCAGCAGGGTCCGGAGGCGGTCGCTGCAGCAATTCGGCAACAGTTGGAGAAGAACGAGAAGGTCACAAAGAAGCAGATTGAACAGTATGAAGTGCCCGATACCCCGGAGAAGCCTGCGGCGGAGTTGTGGAATAAGCGACTCAAACGAACCGATAAGGGAATCATTCAGAACAATGCATTCAACATCCGTTTGATCCTCGATAACGATCCGGCATGGAAAGATGTTCTGGCTTATTGTGATTTCTCTTATCGCATCCTGAAGCGAAAAGAACCTGGTGTGAAGGAATTCAAGACCGGGGAGTGGGATGATGGTGACACGGCCCGTTTGCGTATATGGCTGAGTGATCGCTATAACTTTAATGCTCCCCGTTCTGAGGTGTTGGATGCGTTGCTGGCTTCCAGTCAGTCAAAACGATTTCATCCGGTGCGTGAGTATTTATCATCGCTCGTTTGGGATGGTGAAAAGCGCATTGATAATTGGCTGGAAGGCTGTCTCGGCGCGAAAGCTGAGGCGGGGTCTGCTTACCTGCAGTTGGTCAGTCGTTACTTTCTGATTTCTGCTGTGGCCAGAATTATGCCACCACTCAAATCCGATGAAATCAACAAGGTTGATACGGTGTTGATCCTCGAAGGTAATCAGGGGATCAAGAAGTCGACAGCGGTGAAGACGCTCTTTGGTGAGTGGTTTTCAGATGCTCCCATCCCGATTGGCGATAAAGATGCCTATCAAAACATTACGGGGGTGTGGGGCGTTGAAATGGCCGAACTGGATGCCTTTAACAAGGCAGAAAACACGGCGGCTAAGATGTTCTTTTCTCAACAGCGTGACCGATATCGACCGAGTTACGGCACGTTTGCTCATGATTTCCCCAGGCAATGTGTTTTTGTCGGTACCACTAATCAGGATGAATACCTGAAAGATTACACAGGGAACCGACGTTATTGGCCGGTGATGTGTACAAAAATCAATGTGCAGGCGTTAGCTGATTTTCGCGATCTGTTATGGGCTGAAGCCTTTCATGCCTATCAATCGGGTGAACGGTGGTGGGTAGACGGCCCGGATGAGCTTGCTCTGTTCGAGAGTGAGCAGGATAACCGGATGCAGGCCGATCCATGGGAATCAATGCTGCAGGACTTCCTCGATTCGACAACAGATGAATATTTCACAGCTGCGGATTTGTTGATCAACTGTATCAAATTGGACGGGGGGCACATGACCCGTGCCCACACTAATCGCCTGGCACCCATCATGAAAGCGTTGGGATGGAAGAATGTTCGGCGGTGGATTTTAACCGGAACTTCAGTCAAAAAAGTACAGCGGCGAGTGTATGTCAGACCTGAAAATAATGAGGCACCTTTCTGATGTTGGCTGAAATCAACCAATTTTGTGACAACCGTGACAACCTAGTGACATCCGTTTTTTCTGAGGTTGTCACGCCGAAAAGCCGCGCCATTACTCGTTTTAAGAGATTTGTGACAACCGTGACAACCTCCTTACGTGACACGTGGGCGCACATGCGCGCACATACATGCGCACGTGATTACGTTGTCACATACGTCACATCATGTTTTTTAATAAATAAATCAGATAGTTATGTTGTGACAACCGCTTTTTTTTCGGTTGTCTTCGGTTGTCTTGGTTGTCACAAGGCTTTTACTTCATGGGGGTGGGTATGAATCGTGACGTTCGGGTGAACACTAAATCATTGTTGTATCGATGGGGACAGTGGGCCAGCCGTGATGGCATGTCTCGTTTGGATTACCCACCAATGTCTGCGGAGCAGATGGATCACATCAAAATCCATGAGGGTGATTTCCCGACTGAGCAGCGTGTCGAGGAAGCGTTGACTGAGTTAGGCCGCTTTGATGATTTAGCACTGCAGGCAACAAAACTGTATTACACCGAAGATAAAGAAACCGGGGGCATGCTCAGTTGGGATGAAGTCGCTGATCGGTTGAAGTGTGGAAAGAAACGCATCAAAGCTGCTCATGATTTCACAATCGGTTTTGTTGCCAGTGCACTACGTGACCTGGTATCTAACTGATGGAGCTCAATCTTTCCCGACTAGATCCAGAACGTAAGGTGTTTGCATGGAACTGGATCAAGGAAAACAAACCGGAGGTGGCTGCATTAATCGAATCAGCGTTCGTAAAATCAGCGCAAAAACACTTTGCAGGTGAAATCATTGTGAACGTCAGCGCCAGTGATTTAGCGGACATGAAAGAAAAGTTTGCAAAGGGACCCCAAATTGTTATATAAATCTGCACATGATTCCATAAATGCCTCTAGCGCTTGCGTTAGAGGCTTTTTTTATGCCCAAGATTTAGGTGACAGCATGAACTTGAGTGAAATCCTCAATCGTTTTTTTGAAACTATTTCTCTCGGCTCATCAAAAGTCGTTTATTTCCTCAGTTGGTTGGGCTTATTAATTTCTGGATTGACCGCTGAACAAATAACCGGGGGAGTCGTGGCAAGTATCTCGGTCATTTCAATGATTGTTGCAGGCATCTTGAATTACAAATTGAAAGTCCGGTTGATTCGGATTGCGGAATCAAACTTAAACAATCAAGACGCTCATGAAATGTTTTTGGAGCAAACCCGTGAGTAATTTACCCTACAAAACGTTTGGGTCCTTACTCGGGGGTGGGGCGCTTGCGGCTCTACGTTCCCGCTGAAAAATTTGAAGTGGTGGTGCATGTGGGGTTGTAACTGGCTCATATCAACACCTTAAACCACTAACGATCACACTATGAAACTTGACCTCAACCAACCAGCTAACCAAAGCCATATCGCGCTTGCTGTTGGAAAGTCACAGCAGGCGGTTTCAAAGTTGGCCGCGAAAATAGGCGTTGCCGAAAATCTCACGAATGGTCAGCTGCTGCAGGCATTGTTTCAGCGATTAACTGATGAAGCCGCTGGGCGTGGAGGTGCTGATCAGGCAGAACTGACCCGAATGCGAATCCGAGAATCCATGGCAAAAGCCATTGCGATGGAAACGCAGAACCTGAAAGACCTGGGTTTATTGATATCAGTTGAAGATCTGGAACCGATGCTGGAGCAGTGGGCTACCGTCAGCCGGTCGGAAGTTTCCAATGCGCTAATGAAAATCGTGGCCGATATTGAAGGGGAACACGATATTGCAGTAAATCAGGACATGGTAAATGGCCATATTTCAGCCGCCTACAAACTCATCGGTGACTATCCCGGACGATATCAGGAAGATTCTGAAAGCGTCATTGCTCTCGATGATGAGCCGGATCGCAAAGAAATGGATACCGCCGAAGAATAGAGCAACACTGGAATGGATGCGGGCGGAGTTTATTCTCCCCGAAGAATCTGGGGATTTAGCGGGCAAATATAACGTCGATTACGTTCCGTATTTGTGGGGCATCTTCAACGTTTTGGACATGCAGCATATTCGCATCGTCGTGATGATGAAGGCTGCCCAGATTGGTTGGACCTTTGGTCTGGTCGGTTACCTGGGCAAGCGGGCCGAATGCCAGCCCGGCAATATACTGCTGCTGTTTCCTAAAGAGGGTGCAGCCAAAGAATTCAGCGATGAAAAGCTGGTACCGAGCATCCGCTCCACGCCAGCCATGTCGCGATTGATTGATGTGACCAAAGTCCGCAAGGATGGCCAGCGGAACCTGTTTAAAAAATTTCCGGGCGGCTTCCTGAAAATGGTCGGTTCCAACTCGGTGAGCAACGTCAAATCCACACCGGCTCAACTGGTCGTTGCTGAAGAACCAGACGACACCAGTGAGAACGTCAAGGATCAAGGCGATGCCATCCGGTTATCGCGTGAACGGCTCAAGCGTCAGCGCAGCGGCAAGCTGGTGCTGGGTGGCACACCCTCGGTCGCAGGCGTTTCACGGGTTGAAGAATTTATCAACCTGTCGAATCAGATGGTGTTGCCGATCCGTTGCCATGATTGTGATGAAAAGCATGTCCTGAACTGGGACAACGTATCGTGGGGTTTTCGCTCTGACAATATCACGCACACTGTGTTTGGCAACAATGATCCAGATTCGGCCATTTATGCCTGCCCACACTGTGGCAGCGCCTGGGATGACTGGCAGCGTAAAAAGAATATTTTCGATACCGTCAAAGCGGCCTATGACGAAGGTGATCCGCTTTGTGGATGGGAACCGACTGCTGATTCAACCAGCATTTATGGTTTCCGGGATCTGAATGAACTTTATGTCTGTTTGCCTGGTACCAGCCTGGCTGATGTGGTTAGAGATTATTTAGAGGCCAAATACGACGCTGATCGTGGCGATCAAAGTGGACTGATTGTTTTTACCAACTCGAAACTGGCCCTGCCATACGAGTATCAAACCGACGCACCCGATCCAGACCAACTGGCGGAACGTGGCGAAGATTATGAAATCTTCACCGTTCCCCATGGCGGCCTGATCCTGACGGCTGGTGTGGACGTTCAGCATGATCGCGTGGCCATTACCATTTGGGCATGGGGTCGTGGTGAGGAAATGTGGCTGGTTTACTGGGATGAACTTCCAGCGAAAAGCACCACAGTCGATGAGAACGATCCGGTTTGGTCAGAACTCGACAAGATTTTGTTCCGGCCAATGCGCCATGCTGCAGGATGGCAAATGCAGCTTAGTGCGGCCACGATAGATTCATCAGACGGTCAAACTAATGATGCCGTTTACAGTTATGTAAGGGCAAGGCAAAACCGAGGGCTGATGGCCGGTAAAGGCTCATCGAATGATTACGGTACCCGTGAAATATTCAGCCTGCCGAAAAAGCTGGATCAGAAAACCAAAACCAAGATCAGCAAGTACGGTCTGCGGGCCTACATGGTCGGCACCTATAAAGCCAAAGAGTTATTGATCGGTGATAAAGGCCGGGTGACGCTTCAAGGCAGTGGCCCTGGCCGAATGCACTGGTATAAAACTGTCCGTGCTGATTTTTATGAGCAGCTCATGTCTGAGGTGCTGGTTCCGGATCGACGCGCTCGCCGGAAAAAATCCTGGCAAGTGAAATCAGGTGTGCGTAATGAGGCTATTGACTGCACGGTGATGGCATTGCATGCCGGACGTTCAGTCAAGATCCACACCATGACACCCGGCCAATGGGATGCATTGGAAGCGAAACTGGCCCAGTCAGATTTGTTTGATAATTTGCCAGCCGATGAAGCCGCTTATGCCGTTATTGATAAACCAAAAACACGCGGTCGCCGCGTGATTAGCAGTGGAGTTTGACACCATGCCCGGAATAACACTTGAACAAGCCGAAGCAAAACTGGCTTTATGGATGGAGGCAGATGACAAGGTTTCACGCTCACAATATTACATGGTTGATGGCCGTCAGCTGACCCGTGCCAATGCCGTTGAAATCCGTAAAAACATCGACTATTGGCAAAAGAAAGTCAGCCGGTTATCACGTGGCGGCATCAGTATTTCGCGAGGTTATTTCGGTGGCTAAACCTGTACCCACACAATTTGGTAATTTCCTGTTACCAGCCAACGTGGCACGTGAGTTAGCGGAGGAACGGATCAATTCCGCTTTGGCTGGAGGGTATGAAGGAGCCAGCCGCCGCAAAAACTCGATGCGTGCATGGCGTGCCAGGCAGCTGGATGCTGATACCGCGTTGGGCTATGACTTGCCCACACTGCAGGATCGTTCCAGTGATTTGATCCGCAACAATCCGATAGCTGCAGGCGCGATCTCGACTAAGGTCACCTCGGTGATCGGGTATGGCTTATGGCATAAATGCTCCATTAATCGCGAGTATCTGAATATTTCTGAGGATCAGGCTGAAGCATGGGAATCGCGAGTTGAGTTTGAATTTCAGGCGCTATGTAAGGACATCGGCTATGACGGTGAAACCTTAGCCGAGCTTACCGGTACTGCATATCGTTCTCATCTTGAAAAAGGTGATGTGTTGGGATTACTCACCAATCGCGAACGCAAAAACCTGCCGTATCAACTGGCCGTGCAGCTGATTGAGTCAGACCGGTTATGTAACAAGGATCATAAGCAAAACACCGAAACCTTGCGAAACGGCGTGGTCAAAGATGCCAATGGCCGAACCATTCAATATCAGGTTTTAAAAAGTCACCCAGGCTCATCCCGTGGCGCATCAGCGCAATGGATTGAATACGATGCGTTTGATGAAAACGGCAATCCACACGTTTTGCATTTATTCAAACGACTTCGTCCTGGACAATCACGTGGCGTGCCAGATCTGGCACCGGTGATTGAAACCCTCAAGCAACTGAGTAATTACACCGAAGCCGAATTGCAGGCAGCGGTGCTGGCTGGATTGTTCACCGTTTTCATTAAAACCGAAGGTGATGATGCTGTAGCACAAACCGCCAATGACGTTGATTTAAAAATGGGTACCGGCAGCATCCTGAGTCTGGATGTGAATGAATCCATCGAAACTGCTTCACCGGGTCGACCAAACGCTGGGTTTGAGAATTTCTGGGTGGCCGTGGTGCGTGAAATTGGTATTGCCATTGAGTTGCCTTATGAAATTCTGATCAAACACTTTTCATCCAGCTATTCCGCTTCACGGGCCGCAATACTTGAAGCCTGGCGTTACTTTACCAAAGAGCGCAAATGGATGGTGTCACGGTTCTGTCAGCCGATCTTCGAATCATTTGTTGATGAAGGTGTGGCACTGGGTCGTTTCGCTGCTCCGGGGTATTTTACCGATCCGTTTATCCGGCAAGCCTATTTGCAGTCGCGCTGGCATGGCCCGCCACGCGGCCATATTGATGAACTTAAAGAAAGCAAGGCGGCTGAGATTTACGAACGCATGGGCGTGAAGCCGTTGGATGAGATCACCATGGAAGTCACAGGCGGTGACTGGGAGCGGAATCATACTCAGCAGGTTCGCGAACGACGATTGCGAATCAAAGATGGACTACACCAAGAAGCCGGCTCAGATGCCGGTTTTTTATTGCCCGGAGAAGATGATGAAAACAGCAATTGATTTTATTGCCAACGGGTCACCCTGGGCGATAACCGACAGCATGATGGACACCATCATGGCCATTGCCGAACGCAACACTGATCCACAGGCCATTGCAGCACAACTGGGGCGACCATTAAACAATACCCGCATGGCCACCGAGCGTGATGGCGTGGCCATCATTCCGATGGATGGTCCGGTATTCCCGAAAGCCAATATGTTCACTGAAATCTCTGGCGCACATAGCGTCAGTCAGGTGGCGCTGGATTTTAATGCGGCTCAGAAAAACCCAGCTATTCACAGCATCGTGATGCACTTTGAAACGGCACCAGGCGGCAACGCTGTAGGTATTCATGAGTTTGGCGAAATGATGCGGGAATCTGAAAAGCGCGTTATCGCGTATGTCGGTGGTATGGCGGCCAGTGCTCACTTTTGGTGGGCATCTTCAGCAGATGAAATCATTATAGATGCGACTGCCCAGGTAGGAAACATTGGTGTGGTCACCGGTCGCAGACTGAATCCAAATACCGGAAATATTGAAATTGTAAGTTCTCGCGCACCAGACAAACGGCCCAACGCCGCCACCCCCGAAGGGCTGGCAGTGATTCAGGCCGAAGTGGATGCGCTGGAAGATGTATTTCTCTCCAATGTCGCTCGAAACCGAGGCATGACAGTGGAAGAAGTGGCGGCCCATCGTGGCCGTATATTGATTGGTGAGCAGGCGGTGAAAGCAGGCTTTGCCGACAGACTCGGATCATTAGAGTCAGTAATCGCCGGGTTGACCGGTAATCGTAATATAAACGGAGGTCGTATGACTACGAGCAAAAGTACTTCTCCGGCTGATAAACCGGAACTAACCGTCGCGGTGTTGAAAGCAGAGCATCCCGATATTTATCAATCTATCCACGACGAAGGATTCAATGCCGCAAAAGAAGGGTTTACTTCAGGCAAGATTGAAGGCTTCGATATGGAAGCCATCAAAGCTGAAGCCCGTGCGGAAGGCGCTAATACCGAACGTGAGCGTATTCAGTCGGTCGAGGCTCAGTCAATTTCAGGCCATGAAGCGCTGATCAATACGCTGAAGTTCGACGGTGAAACCACGGGCGAACAGGCTGCGGTCAAGGTGCTGCAGGCTGAACGCACATCACGTGAGTCGGCTTATCAAACAGTTGTCACGAAGCGTCCTGAACCGGCTCCAGCGGTTGCTGAAGAACAACAGGCTTCAGCTGATACCGGTGACATTGAAGCCGATTGCAAGGCTAAGTGGGATTCCAATGCAGATCTTCGCAAGGAATTCAGTTCTTTTAATGCCTTTGTTGCTTTTTCAAAAGCGAAGTCAAAAGGCAAGGTTCGTGTTTTGGGGAGTAAACAATAATGGCGACATTAGCAAAAGACACACCTCGCGATTATCAGCTGGGTGACATGGAAGAATATCCGGTCATTGCATCGGACATCATCTATGAGGGTGCTGCAGTCGGTGAAAATGGCAGTGGTTATGCACGGCCATTGGCTGCAGGCGATAAGTTTCTGGGCTTTGCAACACGCAATGCAGATAACTCTGGCGGTAGTGCTGGAGATATCCGCGTCATTGTCCGCAAAAAAGGCAATGTGCGTTTGGCAATTTCGGCCCTGGCCATTACGGCCAATGATCGTCCTGCTGTTTATGCAAGTGATGACAACACGTTTACGTTGACATCGGAAAGCAACAGCCTGATCGGCAAGGTGTCACGCTGGGTATCCACCGGCGTGGCTATCGTTGAATTTGATGCGATGGAGGCATAATCGTGGAAAAGTTAATTACTAGCCGATCTATTATCGGCGATTTTTATTTGGCACTTGAGCAAAACTTGGGTGCTTCCTGGGTTGATCCCATTTCTCAAAAGTTTGACTCAGACCAAGAGTCAGAAGAATACGCTTGGTTGGGCCAGGCTCCTGCGATGCGTGAATGGGTCGGTGGTCGTCAGGCCAAGGGCTTGCGTGAAAATGGCATTGTGGTGAAAAACAAAAAGTTTGAAGCCACTCTGGAAATTCCTGTGGACTGGATGCGTCGTGATAAAACCGGTCAAATTCAGATGCGGATCAATGAAATGGCACGCCGTGCAAATGCACACTGGGCCGGATTGTTATCTCCATTAATTTTGAATGGTGCTGCATCGGTTTGCTATGACGGACAGTATTATTTTGACACGGATCATGCAGAAGGTGATTCCGGACAACAATCCAACAGTGTGGGTGCTTCAGCATCATCTGCCACTGCACCGACAGCAGCTGAGTTTGAAACGGCTGTGCTGAAAGGCGTGGAAAAAATCATCGGACAGAAAGATGATCAGGGTGAGCCGATGAATGAGGAAGCCACACAGTTCCTGATCATGGTTCCTGTATCGATGATGGCATCGGCTGCAGCGGCATTGAAAAACCCGGTGATTGTTGATGGTAGTGGTTCTCGCACTAACACATTAACTAACATTGGCGGATTCAATTTCGAGTTGGCGGTTAATCCTCGGTTAAGTGCATGGACAGACAAATTTGCCATGTTCCGTACCGATGGCGGCGGTGCTCCGCTGATTCGTCAGGAAGAAGAAGATCTGATGGTGTCAGCGATTGCTGAGGGCTCTGAATTGGAGTTCAACGAAGACGTGCATCACTATGGCATTAAAGCCATGCGAAACGTCGCGTATGGCTACTGGCAGCATGCGTTGTTAACCACATTCAGCTGATAGGTGATTTGATGAAACAAACACTCGGACAGGCAATTACTATTCCTGCCGGTTTATCAGTCAAGTTGACCGGGGAGCAGGCGAAAGTCCGCTCCCATCTTCTTGGTTCATCAAAAGCCGGTACCTATAAACTGAAAGAAGAACTGCAGTTCAAGGCAGGTGAAGAAATCGAGATCGTCGGCAAAATTCCGAAAGGGATTCTCCCGGCTTTTTTGCTCGATGAAAGCGAAGATGGCGAAGTCACTGTTCAACAAGTTGCCAACGCAATTACGGCACTCAATGGTGAAACTAAAGTGGCTGATCTTGGTAAATATTTAAAAACCAAAATTACAGCCGCGATGCGTGATGAAGCTGTAGCATTTTTGGAACAGCAAACATCTGGTGATTCAGAAAATGCCACGCTCGAAGAAGTTGTTCAGGCGATGCAGGATCTGGATGAAGAAGATGAAACGTTGTGGGTTGATGAAAAACCAAACCGCGACATCATCACAGAAAACATCGGCAAAACTATTACCGATGAAATCTATGATGAAGCCTATTCAGCCGTTTTTGAAAGTGAAGACGAATAGGTAAAAAGTCAGAAAAATGTAGCAACCAAAAGGCCGGGACATCCCGGCCTTTTTTTTGAGGAATAAACATGGGCTTACTGGATGATATTCGTGATGATATCCATGTGAATTTTCTGGATGAAGCAGATTTCGCCTCACAGCTTGTTTATCAGCCTCTGAATGGCACATCCACCACGATTCCATACATGCCTTTGTCGAGCATGGATGATGAGGTCGACGAGTCAGATGGTGTTTGGCGTATTCGTCAAATGCAATTATTAATCAGCAGCGATCCGGTGAAAGGCATTGTAAAACCGGATGTTGTTGATGTGGTGACTATTAACAGTGAAGTGTGGGCATTGACCCGGTTTCAATCGGACACGATATCGTGTCACACCATTACTGTTGAACGTCGCGAACTTATCAAGAAAACAAGGCGCTAATCATGCCGCAAATACCAGCCAATGGTTTGAGTTTACCACTCAGCCACATGCAAGATCTGCTGGCAGCAACAGACGCTTTTCAGCAGTGGACAGACAGTGCGGATGCGGATGAAGCCAAAGAACATATTTACCTGGTCAACCTGCCACAGTCAGACCTGCAGCGGCCCTTTGCCCTGATTGGTTTTTCAGATAAATGGAAACGCGAAAAAATAGCGCAGTTTCAGTATCAAGCCACGGGCGAACTGTACATGGCTTTTGAAGCTGATGTGGCTGAAGCAGACCAGGCAAGTGAATCCGATGCTGTTTTCGGATTCATGAACCCACTCGGTGCGGTGATTGATGAAATTATCGCCATAGCCGGTACCGATAATTACCTGAACGTGATTCAAATGGAAATGCCTTCGCTGCCAATACGCACCAATTCAGAAGAAGCTGAAATGGACGAAGACTATTACCAGGCTGAATTTATGGTTGTGTGGAGCGGAATATGAAGATGCGACCATCCACTATCGTGCTGGTGCATGGCTTTAATGTCAGGGATGGCGGGGCGAGCACCATTGATCGGCTGAAACCTTACCTTGATGGCCACCAGATCATTGAGGCGGATTACGGATGGATCGGCCTGCTGGGTGTTCGGTTGTTTAGTAAAAACCTGATCAACTTGCTGGCAGGTATGACACCAAAACACTCCATTGGCATCGGTCACAGCAACGGCTGTGCAAAGTTGGTGGCGGCCTGTGAAAAGGGCGCACCATTTGACCGATTGATTTTGATTAATCCGGCGCTTGATCGGGATTACAACTTTCCGTTGCAGCTGCAGCGGGTTGATGTGTTTCACAACCTCGACGATACCGCTGTGGCATCTTCGCGATTTTTACCCTTTCATATCTGGGGTGATATGGGCCGCGTGGGTTATATGGGCACAGATCGGCGCGTTCATAACCATGAAACAAAAAGCCTGTTTGGGGTTTCTGGCCACAGCACCATTTTTTCACGAGCAGCCAGCCTGGTCGGATATATGCGCGACAAACTCGGCTTAGACCAGCACTGTTCAAATTGCGGACGGATCTGATGGCGATACGTGGCACGATCACTTACACCGGGATGGAAGGATTGAAACCTCAGGAGTTGCGGCGGGCCGTCAAAACTCAGCTACAAGCTACGGTTGATGAGTGGCACAGCAATATTCTGCCCAGACATTTTGCACGAGGTGCCCGGCAGCGATATGGCTACCAGGAACGTAAACCGCGTTATAACAAAATGAAAGAAAAACGTTATGGCCATCGTCGCCCTCTGGAACTGACTGGACAGTTGAAACGGATGGTATTGCGCAAGGCGCGGATCACCGGCACCAGCAAGCGCGCTACCGTGAGCATGGATGCACCACGATATATGTATCAGTACAAACCCGGCGCGCCCGATAAGGCTGCTGAAATTACTGCTATCACCAAGGATGAAGCGCAACAACTCGCGGCCTATCTAAACCGCAACCTGGTTCTCAGTATTAACTCTGACAAGCGATCACGCACTGTAAAGGTATAAAGCCATGGCATTTAACGCATTTTCAATCTACGCGATTAAGATCAACACAAAGGGCACCACGAATGATGTGTTTCTTGATCAGATCCTGAATCAATCACACAACTTTAATCAGAGCATTATCAAGATGATGTCGGATGGTGCCGCTGACCCAACGTTTTCAGCGGTGGGCAAACTGAACTCCGACATTCGATTCAGCACCAGCAAGGTGGCCACCGCACTTTCAAAAGGCGGGATCAGTGGTTTTGTAATTGATTCGGATGAAACCAATCCAGGCGCGGAATTTTACCTGCAGCAGCATCAACCGGGCGGCACCCGCAAAACCGGTTCGACGCACATGAAAGCGACACTGGCCAACGGCATTCTGGTGCCGATGTCACTGTCAGCCGGTAGCGAAGAAATGGCCCGAATGGAGTTCATGGCGGTGGGCGTTTATGACGGCACCAATGCACCGATTTCCTATACCGCTTCACAGGCATTGCCAGCAGACACACTGACCGTTGATCAAATGTTTTTCAGTGGTCCGGTGAACATCAACGGTACCCAGTTTGAGGGCGTGCAATCCTTCAATGTGGATTTCGGGGTCAACCTGAACCGGCGTGGCGGTGATGGCCTGCCTTATGACACCTTTGTGAACATTGCCAACCGGGTGCCCATTATTAAATTCACCACGCTCGATGTAGAAAAAGCCATGACGCTGGTTGGTGCCAATGGTGTTGGCCACACAAACGATAATTGTGAATATTATCTGCGTAAAGCCGCTAATGGCGGCACTCGCGTGGCGGATGCGACTGAGGAACATATCAAACTGACCAGCTATAAAGGCACGATTCTGGTCAAGGAACTCTCAGGTGATTCGGGTGAAATCATTGGCGCAGAGGTAGAAGTGCATCCGGTTTATGATGGCACCAATGCCGTGATCGCGGTCAACACAGCCAGTGCGATTGCCTGATGGCGGCGTTTCTCTATTACTTACCTGGTCGGCGTGATGTGACCCGTGAATCCGTTCAGGCAGCGGGGATCGCCGCACTGGATGACCTGAGTTCTGTCAGTTTCTGCGAAACAGAACGGGGTCCTGATGGCGGTGCCGGAATCATCTTCGGCGTGGAACCAAAAGCCGACGGTGGCAAACTACCTAAAATCGGCCACTATCCCAAAACACAACACTGGCAAGCATTCAACAAAGGTAAATACTGGATCGGCTATGTTCAAGCCTTACCGCCATTCCCGGCAGATCTTCGCAAAACCGAAGTGATCGACGGTCACATCGCCCAGTTGGATGATGGAAATGACTGGCTGATCCCGATTGCCAGAGTGTTTGGCACCGGTTCGGCATTACCACAATCATTGATACTCGGCCCGGATGGTGAATTGGTCACTGAGTCGATGCCAGCGTTTTCAAAGTTGAGCAAACAAGGGGAACGTGTTTATTCAGCATGGCTTGACGATGGTGAAGATCTAACGCTGCAGGAATGCTGGAATATTGCTGTAATAGCTTTGCAACAAAATTATCGGTTAAGCGGGCCTGAAATATCTCTATTGAAATTGCTGAACACGAACAACGTTCAAACAGTTATAGGGCACCTGATTGATATGCCAACAATCAGAGAAGCAGTTCGCAATCAAAAAAAAAGTCAAGAAGATACCGAGACTATGAAAGATGGCGATCTGGACTGATTAAAGATTATTATCCATCCTTTGCTGATATTTTCTGGATGTCATAAAGGTGTTTTTATGGATAAAGACAAACTGGCAACTCTGCCTCAAAAACTATTGATGATGGAGTTAGGCTTAAAAAAACAGGTTGGCCTGACAAAGATTGATGCGGCCAGGTTAATCGAAAAAGCGTTTAATGATGGTGCCACACCACAATCCTGGCACCGAGAACCTGCATCTCAAAAACAGATTGATCAAATAAGTTCACTTAGCGGATATGTTTGGAAGGGTATAACAAAAGCGGATGCAAATAAATTCATTCGCATATTAATGACCGTTCATGATGCGAACGACTTATATGATTGTCGAGCCTGCGGAGATAGATCAAACTGGGCAGATGTGACATGTAAAAAATGTGGGCAGAAATTGAATAGTGGACGAGTTCTTTTAAAACCCAACTTTAACCCAACGTCATATCATCCAACCAGGGATTTGATTTGCTCAATAATGTTGGGTTTGTTTGTTACGGTATTAGTGATTCTTTTCTTCGCTTTCATAGGAACGATTGATTAATTTTTTGTGAAAAGTTGACATCATTTACATGCAGGCTATTTAACAGGCGCCCATCGTGGCGCCTTTTTTTTGGGCATAAATATGGCAAACGTTAAATTTAATCTGGAAGCTGATGAAGCCAAAGCGGTTCAAGCATTTTTGCGTGTTGTAGATGCTCAGAAAAAAGCTGAAGGCCAATTCCGAAGAACAGCCGATGAAGGGAAAAAACAAAGCCTGAGTTTTGATAAAGGTGCCATGGCTCTAGCTAAATATGCAGGTGGTTTTTTCACATTGGGAACTGCAATTGGTGTCGCTAACAAAGCATTACAGTTTCATAATGCCGAAATAGATAAAGCGAGTAGTCGAACTAGAAATTCAGAATATGGATTGGCAGCGCTTTCCCAGCTGGCAGGCGGCGATGAAAATGAAATGCAAAGAATGGTTGATGAGGCCAAAAAAACAGTTGCGACGGCAGGCATTGATCGCACCGCCGCCGCAAAACTTCAGTTTAATCTGGAGTCCTTTGGTATTGCAGATCAAAGGGAGATGTTTGCAGAACTAATTGGAACCATCGCAGATCCCAGTGCATCTGCCGAAGCGGCTGTTACTCTGCAACAAGCCTTTGGTAAAGAAGAAGCTGGCAGTATTCGATCTATCATGAACAAAGGCTTTGCTGGTTCTGCTGTAACCAAAACTGACGTTAATGCACTGTTAAGTAATTCTGCTCAAATTGCACCGGGTGTTGCGGCAGTTGGCGGTACAGATGAAGAAGCGATTTCATCACTTGCAGTTTTATCAAAAGCCCGACGATCTGCTGAAATAGCGGCATCTGAAATAAAAGCATTAACCAGAACCTTAATGCGACGAGGTATGGATAAAGATGGTCTTTTTGCTGGTATGGATCAGATCGAAAAAGCCACAGCGAATATGTCCGGTGAGGATAAACTTAAGTTTTTTGGTGACGTAGAAGGCTTCCAGGCTTACTCCACATTGCAACAATCCCGCGGCGAATTAATGAGTGCTTATGAATCCACTCAGAAAGGCAATGAAGTTGGGGAGAATGATCAAGTGGCTGGTGCAATCCGTGTTCGTCGCGCACAACCTGAGATTTATTCTGCCGAACAATTACGCATAGCAGAACAAGCAGCTGCGGAGGCAGGTGTTGAACGTTTCGGTGTTATGGGCAATCAACGGCTTAAGGCTTTGCAGGATATCGAGCGGGAATCGTTGGAGAGAAATGAAGATCCTTTGACCCGAATGGCCCGTGTGAACCTTGGTAAAGGGGCTAAATTTTTAGGTGGCGATGAAGAAGATATTCGTAATGTCGCGGATTTTGAAGGCAGCATCACTGATCAAGCGATTGATAAAGCCATCAGTTTTAGATTGCTGGATATGTTGAATCCTTTGATTGATGCCCTTAAGGACAACACTGAAGCCACCAAAAAAACCGCACCCGCACCGGGTATGTCTCGCAATAATGCCGTGGTGGAATAATGGCCACACCTGAATTCTATTTTGAAAACCTGACTTTCGACTTTGTGACACTGACCGGGGATATGAATCCTGGCACCGGACACCAGGTTGAAGAATTATCTCGACCAGGTGTGGATGGTGTGTCCTATCGCCGTATCGGTCGACGTGGTCTGCCTTTTCAAATGAAATCAGTGCGTGATGTTATCAATATTGCCGATGCCTACAATCTGGTGCATTCCTATAAAGATCTGCAGGGTCAGATCATTGATATCTTTGATGAGCGCGGTGTGGATTGGTACAACATTATGGTGTTGCGGTGCCAGCCCCGTGCGCCACGATATGTGGATGCGATGGCGGGCGGTTTATCCGGTGCGGCCAATGGCTATGTGGTCGAGGTTGAGTGGTTGTTACAGATGACGGAAACCGAATGGCTGTCAGCATAACCCAAACAGAACGGGTCGGCCCGAACGGATGGCGGGTGAGTTGGTCGAGTGATCTGGTTTCGCCTGTGTTTTATGTATATCAGGATGGTCGGCTGGTTGATGTGACAACAGCAGGCAGTGGCACGTTTAATGTCCCATCGGGCGAAAGTCTGGTGCTTGAGGTGCTGGATGATCCCAACATCAAACCGGAAGCAGCCTTTCCCGGAAAACTGACGCTTGGCTGGTATCCGGTGCCCGACACCAAAGCCTACCGCATCGATGAGTATCTTTCAGGGGAATGGAAGGAACAGAAGCGCATCAGCGAAACGGGTCAGGGGTTTTATCAATGGAAAACCCGCTGGCTTGAAGATTCTCAGACACATCAGTTTCGCATTGTGCCGATTGGCACGAACGGCAATGCCGGTACGCCGCTGACCTTTTCGGTGCTGATGGTGCGCCATCCCGATCCGCCTGATGTGAATTTCAGTTATAGCGCTGACACGCAGACAGTCACAATCAGTTAATTACTGGCCCCGAAAGGGGCTTTTTTATTTGAGGGTTTTCAAATGCCAGATCAAAAAACGCACGCCGATTCCATTCGGTTATATCTTACCGGCGCGGCATCACAGGGTGCTGCTCAGGCTGATCCTAATCTCTCTTTGGGTGGTTTTCGCAGCAGCTCTGAAATCACCCATCTGGCGTATTCAGTCAGCAGCCCGATTGCGAATCTGACGATTGATTTTCTGGCAGGTGCAAATGGTACCGGTACCGGCACGATTACGGTGACAGGCAGTGACACACTGACCTGGACACCACCGGGCGGCAGTGCGGGTCCGGCTGTAACCATTTTGAATGGTGAAACCAAGATCCTCGAAGCGGCAGGCGCTCCGGAAAAATTCATCCGTATCAGCCGAACCAGTGCAGATGCATTGACCGGCACGGCCACACTGACATTGACCGATCAGTTCAATAATGTGATCGGTATGGATAACGTGAGCTCTGCCGAAGCCGCTGCGGGTGATACAGAGTATCGCGCCATCATGCTGAAAAATGAAGCGGCCACCGAAGTGAAGAATGTGAAAATCTACATTGGCACATTGGGCGCTTCCAAAACCAGTGGCGGTGCTCAGTTGGGTGCGTCAGGCGGTGGCAGTATCGGCCTGGCAGCAGGCAACTTTAATGATTGGCCGGATTCGGGTTTTGCCCGCATTGAAACCAACGGCGGCACGTTACGTGAAATCGTGTACTACAGCAGCCGAACCGCCACCACTCTGACGGTTCCCGGTGCTGGGCGTTCGTTGTTGGGTACTTCAGCCCAGGCAGGCGCATCCACTGATGTGATTTATCCTGTACCGGGTTTACGCATTGCCACGGAAGTACCTGTGTCAGATGAAATTCAGGAAGTCGCAGACGAATCCACACCACCAACAGGACTCACATGGCGCACTGCAATTACCGCTGCAGGGGGTATTGATGTGGGGGATATGGGGGCAGATATCGAATTGGGTTTGTGGTTTGAACGCAGTGTAGTGGCCGGTGCAACCGCTGAAGCGTCTGTGTTGAATATGCTGAAATTCAGCTTTGATGCCGCATGAATATTTTTAAATTTGACAATAATGTGCTGTCGTCGCTGGCGAACAATGTCAGCGCGGGTGCCTCATCGATATCGGTGAGCGCGGCGACGGGGGTCAATAAGCCACCGCCTGATCCAGATGGCGGGATCGCGATGTTGACGCTGGTCGATAACCTGGCCAATCCCACCAAGATGGAGATCATTTATTACACCGGTCGCACGGGCACCGGCCCGTACACACTGACCGGCTGTTTGCGTGGACGGGAAGACACGGACGATCAAAGCTGGTCGGCTGGTGAGTTTGTGTTTCAGGATCTGACCGTGGGCGCGATGTATGGTCCATTCATGCATCCGCAGACCATTGAACAGAATATGCACGTGCCAGCTGGATTCAATGCTGCTTTGGTGGGGCCCGTTGGCCCGGCTGAGGGCAAAGAATTTACCGTTGCTGAGGGCGCGAATTTAGTTATTTTAGGTGAACTGACATGAGCACATTGATAGCCAATAAACTGCAACCACTCACTGGTGATGAAATCGACGTGCAGGGCCACGAATTGGTAAACCTGAAAGCCAGCAACGTTTCCGAACCGGTTTTCACTGCTGACTTGACCTCTGGTGTCGTCACGCTGGATTTTGAAAACGGCGGTATTCAGGTGGTGAACCTGACTGAAAATGTCACCAGTTTTACACTGACCAACTTCACGGCTGGCAAAGCATTGACCGTGTATTTTGTCCAGGATGAAACCGGTGGCAGAACAGTCGATTTTACTCAATTCCGCACAGCGGGCGGGGAAGGTGTCGCCCTATCGGATGCAGCAGATGCCATTGATGTGGTGGTGATGCTGACGATTGATGGCACTAATTATGATGCAGGTTTATCCATGGGGGCGCTGGCATGATGGGGGCGGCTTTGCGTGCTTTGGTCGCTACCATCCATCGCGATTCAGTTATTGATGGAGACTGGTTTGGAAATATAGATGCTGCTATAGCTGATGGCTTTTATGCAGTGGGAGGCCCTGGCGATTGCTTTTTAGATAGTACGGGGACACGTTTTTACAGTGTTTTTCCAGCTTTAAATAGAATTAATTATTATACATTATCAACACCTTGGGATATTACTACTGCAGTTTACCAGCATAGGGATGGCAGCCTTATCGGGACATCTGAGTCTGTTCCAACCGGTGTATTTATTAGTCCCGATGGGGAACATTTTTACCTGTGCGGTACAGGCACTGACCAGGTAAGAGAATTTGCACTGGAAACACCGTGGACTATAAATTCAGTGGGGACAACACAAACAGCTTCTCTTAATGTTGCAAGCAAAGAATCAAACCCGAGCTCTATTTTCTTTTCGCCAGATGGAACCCACTTGTTCGTTTCTGGTTATACACAAGACGAAGTTCATAGATATGATTTGACAGATCCATGGAGGATTGCAACAGCAAGTTTTGTACAGTCAACCAATTTTATTTCAGCGATTGAGTCATTAAACCGTGCAATTTTCATAGGCAATTCAGGACTGAAACTCTATATTGTAGGCTCAACAACAGATAAAGTTTATGAGTTTACAATGAGCTATCCTTGGGATCTTTCATCATTAAATCCAACACCCTCAAAAACACTTAACCTTTCCGCTATTGATAATGAACCAAGAGGTTTGTTTTTCAACACAGATGGATCGTTGATGTATGTTCAGGGGGATCAGAATGATCGAATATATCAATTTGTAACGGAATAGCGAATGTTCAATCGCTCCCCGATCAATATCCGGCCCATCAACAGCGCGGGCAATGTCGAGCTGTCGTTTAATTATAAGGTTCAGCTATCCGGGCAATTCAATCAGTATGCTTCCTTTGATGGATCGGCGTTCGGGCATTACGGCATCGTTTATCTTCGTTTTGCCGATATTGAGGCGCGTGGCCATGCTTCATTGTTGCGGGATTTTTCTGCCGAGAAGCGTGGCCGTTATGGTTTAGGGCTGAATCGCTACTGGGTTGATCTGACCGGTGTCAGTCGCTGGTATATCAATTATACCGGCACAGCATCCGGTAAGGCGCTGTTACTGCAAACGGTTAATGGTGAAATTGCCCGTGGTGCCTATGGTATCAGTGGGGCAAATTATACTCAGGTGATGTCTGGTCGGTTTGATGTGGGCTATGCATCCTATCAGGCACAATTCAGTGGCGATTATGCGTTATATGGTTTTGTGCAAACCGGCATCACACTGCGTGGCCGTTCTCGCTTATTGCGTGATTATCAACTTCATCAGCGCGGGTTGTCTCGTATTGCCAATGATGATTTGATCGGTTTTGAGTTGTATCTGGGGGTTGATTCGGAACCCGACTTTTCAGCCGTGCCTCTGGCCGTGTTTGAGTCGTTACCGTATGAAACTGGTGAACTGTCACCCGGTGCAAACTATCACTTTGTGTTGCGTCAGCGTAATGCGTGGGATTTGCAGTCTCGAAACGTTCGTTCCTGGACGGTGAAAGTGGATGCTGCAGGCGATATCAGCACACCACCGTTGCCGGTTTTGGAATCCACGCTGAAACCAGCCGAAAATGGACGGGTCAGAGTGCAGGCGTTTTATGATTACAGCCTTGATCCGTATCCAGCCGATCAGTTTGTCATTTATCTGGTCGACGGTGGTGATGACCCCGATCCAGATATCGACACGCCGGTTTTTGTCACGATGCGCAAAGCATCGGGCAGGGCATCACTTGACTATATTTCACTACCGTATGCCAATGGCACCACCGTGAAAGCAATTATCCGCACGCGTAATTCACTGACAAATCAGTTCAGTGCGTCGAGCAACATCTTAACAGCAACCACCACAACAGTTGGTCCGGTGGCACCGATTGGCAGTGCATTATTCGGCAAGATTGCCGGTCAAAAATAATTCCGAGGTTTTATGGCTTCCATCCAACTCACTGGCGATACAGGCGCGTTTGTGCTTGATCCTGAAAATCTGGTGGTGCAAGTAAAACGCCGATGGGCTGACGATTGGACAACGGAAAATTACCTGCAGCCGATTTCAGCAAACCTGAGTATTGCACCTGATATTTCGGCTGCGTCGTTTATTTACCATTATGGTGAAATCAAACGCGAAGATCTCAACGAATTTACAGTATTTGATCCAGCCAACCTGGCGAATCAATATGTTCGTATTGTCGTGGATGATCAGCAGGTATTCATTGGTGTGCTGATGGATGACCAGTTTGATCTGATGGGTTCACTGAACGGCAATCCTTCGGGCGATCAATCGATGACCGCTTATGGTCTGGAACATTTACTGGACCGGGCAGCGGTGGCGGGAGCAGAAACGGCCACCGGTATCATTCAGTTCAGTCCGGCATTTAACCTGGCTGAAAAATACGGCGGCATTATTTCAGGTAATCGTAGTGCTGAGCCGACTGAAGACGGTTATTACGTGTTTGATAACAATGATGCCCGCTGGTCAAATCTGGATATTCTGCGTTATATCATCAATGTGCATTCTGATTTTGGGTTTACGCTGGGCCTGTCTGGCCAGTTTGATGTGCTGGCTGATGTGTATGGGGTTTACTGGTTTGAGGGACTGACCATTCGTCAGGTGATCGATAAGCTGGTTGATCGCCGTCGCGGCCTGGGCTGGTATTTGTGGTCAAACGGTGAAAATGTCAGTGTGCATATCTTTACGGTGTTTGAACGCGATATCGGTTTTGCCAACGTATTGATTCCCGGTAACCCGGATCAGTATGAATTCAACATGGATTCACTGGACGTTCAAAAAGCGACGATCTCACAATCACAAAGCCAGTTATATGATCGCATCCTGGTGCAAGGGGCGCGGGCGCAGACCGTTTTCACATTGTCCGTTTCCGAAGGGGATCTGGTACCGGCATGGAATGAGCAGGATAAACAGGCTTATATCAATGTTGAAGGTGATACCAACGAAGCGAAAGACGATGAGCGTCAGTCTGATCGATTTGAAGCCGTATTTCAGCGTTTTATGCTCTCAACTGACTGGGATAGCCGGGCAGGCAATGGCAACGGTGGCCAGCGCTCACCTGTGCTGCCACTGCTGGATTCAAAAGCCAATATTATTGCCGAAAGTGCAGATAAGGTTATGCAGATCCGCCGTCCGTTTTTGCGATCATTGCCGTTTATGGATAGCAAAGGTCAAACAATACCGCCACTGGTGCTGGTCAAGTTGCAGGTGGATGGTGCCGATAAATGGTTTCAGATTGATGCCGGAAGTAAAGCCTTAAAAACAGCAAAATCCTCAGTGCGTATGCTGGATGATGAACCGGGTTTTACCTTGAAGCCCGCGATCAATCATGCATTGGCTGCAGGTAATTTTTTTGCCGATACCGATAACAGTGAAACCGATGCTGTGGTCGATTATGAAACATTGACGGCTACCGTTTCAATCGAAACAGACACCCGTCCCACCGTTGTGGTCGATATCACACCGGATTCTGACAACACGCGCACGCTGGTGCTGACTATTTATGATGCGGAATTCTGGTACGCCACACCCAATACGGTGACCGGTGTAAAAGATGGCAGGTTTGAACAGCATTCAGGTGGCGTGCTGCGGGACGACACGGACAAATTACGTTACCTGGCCGCATTAGCAGCTGGATGGTATTCACAACGCCGATCTGCAGTCACATTAACCACGAACAATCTGATGGCCTCATTACGCCCAGGCATATTGATCACATCCGCAGCAACGTCCTGGCACAAAGAACCGGTTGGCACCGTGCTGAGTCGAATCAACTTCGATTTTGAAAACCGCACCACCACATTGATGACTGGCCACGCTGAACTGGATCTGCAAATCCTGCTCGATATCCCTGGCATGAGTGATTTCCGTTCGGTTGGTCGAGCTTTTAACCGGCAGCAGGCCCAGATAAAGCAACTCAGTGACCGACTTGGTTTTATGCCGGTTCGACATGCCACAGCATCACTGCCATTCGATCCGGCTGCAGAACAGGAATTGCCTGCTGTCGACTTTATTGTTGATAATTTTGATCGGGGTGATGCTGATAATTTGGGATCTTACTGGGAAGATAATGCACAGAATATTTATTTAATACGTTCTGGTGCGGCAATCTCAAACAAGTTAGTTCAAGACGTGCGGAATACTGTCGCCGGAGATGGTTTTTTAGTTGCGAGTGGATCGTTAACTGGTCATGAAATAATAAGCGAATCTTACGCCAGATTAACGGTCGGTGGGCAGGTTTTTAGTGAAACAACTAATCTCGGTAGCGTAACCGCAGTGGCAAATGCACGGCTTAGAAACCCTTATGCTGTTAATTGGGCATTCGGAGATATTATTCACTATAAAACACCAATAAAAAAATGTAGCGGCATATATCTTGAGTTATTGGTTGATGTTCCCGACCTTGATGTCGTTAAGTTTTTTTATGAAGTACCTGGGAAGTGGAAAATCTTTCCCATCATTCAGGAGGTTTTGCACGGCATATTTTTTGGCGGCTCAATTTCAGAGGGTAATTTTGATGGAGAGTCATTAGCCTTTCGAGTGGCAAATTTTTATAAAACTCTATTTTATGTCGATGCAGGCGCAGCAACTAACTCTTCAAAAACGGTTACTGTAAATGCGTCTCCGGTCGAGCACTCGATACTTAACAACGAGGGGTTAGCGACTCATGTTATTTACAAAACGATTGCTGGTGAAAAAATTTCACTATGCACTGATAGTGAACATGTTTCAATAGATAAGATTGTCAGTAGTGACATAAATGATTCTGCGGATTTATACAGTCAATCATCAGTAACAGGTATTGATGTTTTATCTAGTGGTCACGCCGAACTTTCTGGTCAGGCAAAAATGCTATTCCACATATCAAACGATGTGGTGTCTTTGCACCTAAATAACAATTTGATATTTAATGTGAGTGTTTCGCAAAAAACTGATTTTTCTGGATTAATTGCCTTGGCACCATCAATGTCGATGCTTGAACAGTTCGGTGAATATTTTCACGGTATTAAGCGGGTTAGGGTTTGGCGAGACGATATCCCTGAACCACCTGACTCTGAATCGGGCCATGGTTATTACAACAATGAAACCGAAACCTTTCAATATACTGACCGTTATCACTCCATCGATGAGGAAGGTGAAGCGGTCTACGATCCCACGGCGCTGGATGACTGATGATTATCAACGTCATCGCCACTGGTGATGATGGAAAAACGATACTGATCCCTTGTACGTGTGATTCATTAGTCGATTTTTATCGCGGTTTTTATACTGATTTTGAAAACGCTCCACCAGTTTTCCGGAGTCGTTACAGTATGCACCACCATTACCAGTCAGGTTATCAGCACTGGAAGCGTCAAAACCCTGAAAAACTCAGGGCGCTGCTTTTAAGTAAACGCACAAATTCCCAAATATAAACGAGGTGATGTATGCATAAAGCATGGATATTACTGTGCCTGATAGTTATGGCAACAAGTGTTCGGGGGGCAGAGTGGCCAGATATGGATCATCTCGACTGGGATGATCCTGTTTGGTATTCCGTCGATGGTCAAACCTGGTATCGGGCAAACTTTTTATTTGAACATACCGGGCCATATTGCACGAATGGTGGTGTGGATGCTTCTGGATTTCCAATTCCAGCCGACTGCAGCAAAACAAAATCACAGGTGGGTTTGATTTGGTATGACAAACCACAACATCCGGACGGCATGCAGATCACACATTTACGAACTGCGGCAACTGAACCAGGTGAACCCGATCCGGTGGAGCCTGATCCGCCTGTAATACCTGATCCAGATCCCGAACCTGAACCAGTTGAACAGCCAAGTAAACAAGCTGTGCTTGGTGTGCTGACACGTCTTGAGAACCTGATCAATTCAACCGAACCGGCATCTGCTTTTTCAACGGCCAGAGGCATGATGGCTGATCGCGAAACACTACAGCCACGCATCGATGCATTGAAAGACCTGATTAATGAACATTACTAATATCGTCATTGACCGGTTTACATCAGATCACGAATCAACAATCAGCCTGCTGTCACTTGATGGCCAGTTTGTCTGTTTTGGTCTGGAAGATGAGCACCGGACCAAAAAGGTTTATGGCGAAACGCGAATTCCTGCTGGCGTATATGATGTGCGCGTTCGTACATGGGGCGGGTTTCATGAACGATATTCAAAACTTTTTGACTGGCACCAGGGGATGCTTGAAATCTGCAAGGTTCCAGACTTCACGGATATCCTGATCCACATCGGCAACACCGAGGAAAATACAGCAGGGTGCCTGCTGGTTGGCATGGGGTGCTATTCCGCTGCAGGCAACATGTCTTTGCAGGCCAGCGCCGTTGCCTATGAGCTGTTTTACAAAAAAGTGATTAACGCGGCCCTGACAGGCCGGTTACGCATTCACATTATCAACAATGATGCAGCTGTTTAA